ACGATAATCAACATAGCCGTGTGGCTAACCAACCCTTTTCGAAACTTACGGCTCGAAAATTCGTGGAAAGCCCATGACCTTGAAACGCCCAACACGATATCAGCAACGATTACAAGCATGAGCAGGAACACCCATAGATGCTCGTCTATGCCATGCTCATAGAAATCTTTGACGACTTCAAACACGCCAAAGATGCCGTCCGGTTTGTGCATTTAACACTCCTTAACATATTTATTTAACCCCCATTTTTTACGCATCAAGCCTGTGTAGTATCCGCCAGAATTTCGTCTTCAACTTTATAACGTAAGTCACGTAGA